GGAGGAGAGTGCCATAAAGCGCACGCATCTTATGGCGGAGATAAGCCTTACAGAGCAACGCGCTGAAGCCGCGGAGTCCACCGCTGCCGGGCTGCGGCGGGCGCTGGAGGAGATCCAGGAGGGATTGCACGCTCACTGCAATGAACACGATGAGGAGTGCTGCCGCATCTGCCTAGGCGAAGAGATCACCGCCGCCCTCGCCGCCAGCTCCGACGAACACGCGCGGCGGATTAAGGCGGAGGGGTTGCGGGAGGTTGCAAGGGCTGCTTCGGTTGCGCCAGGAGCAAAGCATTGGGAGTGGGACGGTCTTTACAACTTCATCATCAGTGAAGCCGACCGCCTAGAGAAAGAGGCCACCGATGGACGCTAACGAAGCCATCGGCATCCTGCGCGGGGACGTGTCGCCATCGTCGGTGCTGCACCGTGGGATCGCGGATCGCATGGGCGCGGACGCGCTGGAGGCGTGGGAGTGGGTGGGCCAGGAGGAGCATAACGTGCTGTGTAATATCAAACGCAAGCGGTGGGAGGTTGATAGCGGAGTGCGGATCATCGGCCACGGCCCCACCCCGCTCGCCGCCGTTCTGGACGCGATGGATAAGGAGGGGAAGGGATGAATCCGATTGAACTGAAAGACCTGAAGACATCGGCGGAAGCTGGCCTACTAGGCCGCATCGCCGAACTCGAAGCCGCGCTGGAGGCCAAGCACCAGCAGTACACGGGCGCGGTGATCCAGTTGGAGGAGGCGCGGACCCACGGCGAACAGTACCGAAAAAACTGGCTGGCGTTACAAGCGGCCACGGGCGAAGACTGCCAACTGCACGCGCTAGACGTGATCCGTGAGGCGCGCAAAGATGGGGAGCGGCTTAGCTGGATGGTTGATGTATCAAACTCAGGCATGGGATGGATAGAGGACGCGGTGTGGGATAGCGCACCTGACATTGAAGGGTGCCATGACGTGCAAGTCCTAATTCGCGCCGCCATCGACGCCGCCCGAGGTGCGAAATGACCGCCGCCCGTCTGGAGGAGCTGGCGCGAGTGTGTGATGTCGCGCTCGCCGACAATGACGCCACACACTTACTTGCCGACGAGATCCGCGACCTCGCCCGGTGCGCGCGGGGGTGGGCGAAGATAGACGCTATCCTGCGGGCGGAAGATGGGTGGTCGGTGGACCTGTGGCGTATGTCAAAAGGTCACATACGGATGCTGACGAATAAACAGAGCGTTGACGGCCCCACCGCCCTGGAAGCCGTCGAAGCGGCGGAGGTGGGGAAGTGACGATTTGCTTCGACATGGCAACGGACGTGCGGCGCGACGGCAAGTGGGGCTGGCTTGTGGAGGTGGGGGCGTGAGCGACTGGATCAAACAACTCGACGCCATCGTAAAGGACAATGGGCTTCGATTCACCTTCTCCATCAACTGTCATTCCGGTATCGCGTCCCTCATTGACAAGGATCACAAGTGCGGCTGCAAGCGGTGCCTAACGGAGCGAGGAGTGCCATGGACCGAGGCGACGGAAGCGCAGGCGGCTGAGGACAGCAAGGCGGCGCAGGTGAAGATGCGGGAGTGGGCGAGGAGCATGTATAAACCATGACCCGCTCCACCACCTGCCGCTTATGAGGTACCTTCGATGGCACCCCGGTACCCCATGCCCGAAGTGCCACAAGCCAGTAATGACCGAGCGCGACAAGTTCCAAAACGGCCACAACACTTGTCGCCGCTGCGGGAATCTCGACCAGTCGCGGCGTCGGCAAGCAAGAAGACAGCCGCGCACCCAACGCGAGAAGCCAGTGAAAGAAAAGCCAGTAGCCGAGGAGAAGCCAGTCATGATCTGCACGAAATGCAAAGAGAATCCGCAGAAGCCCAACAGCCGCAAAGGTCTGTGTGATCCCTGCACCGTCGAGGACACGCTGGCGAAAGCACGGCTACGAGCTGCCGAGCAGCATCGCCGCCGCATGGCTGGCGCTGTGGTTGTTCTGTGCGCCTGTGGATGTGGTGAGAAGTGCCGCCCGAAAGCCACCTACGCGACCAAGCAACACCGTGAGACGCACGAGCGCGAGACGCGGGAAAAGCACCGCCAGCCGCGTGCCACGGTCAAGCCTCCCGACGACTACAAGCTGAAGCACATGACCAAAGCGGAGAAAAAGACGGTCGAGGTGCTGCCGGTACTCGACACCGAAGCCGAGAAGGCGCGCGTGGCCGAGTTGCTGGAGCGGGCTCGGGCGAACCGGGTCACGCTGACGTTCAGCCGGTTCGAGGGTGATCGGGATTGTTTGATGGAGGGACGGTAGCTATGTACTTCGGATCAGGTCGATGGTACGAGTCGTTTATCTGGATGGGGAATCTTGCCATCGTTGGATTGGTGGCGATACTGCTATGGATCGTTGTCGGTATCGGCTGGCTCGGCTACTGGATTTGGAACCATGTGAGGTTTGTATGAGCGAGATATCTAAAAGCCAACCAATCACAGACGCCGCTCTGGCTGAACTGGACATCGATTATGTATCCATCAAGAACGTCAAGTTTGGCGGTATCGGCGGGAAAATAGTTGACTCCTACCCAGCCCTTCGCGAGCGGCTGCGGATGGCTGAAGCCGAGAAGGAAGGCGATAGATGATTGAATGGATGATCTACCGACGCGGTCTTTGGCGCATCTACTGGGGAGTGTGCCCTGTGTGCAACTCTGACGCTCCCGCACTGGACACATGCAAGTTCTGCGGAGGATTCCGTGGGTGGCGCGACAAGACAGCGCGGCGAGAATTGCGGTGGCAGTGGGTTAAGGAATGTGGGCGCGACTGGATGTGCTACTAAACCACCGGCACCAACTGCTGATCCCCCGACGCCAGCACCACGTCACCGCTAGACAGGTACTCCAGCCGCATCAGCGCCGTCGATCCCTGCCGCGTGTCCAGCCCGGTCACCGTGCAGGTATCGGCGGAGCAGGTGTTGGTGGCCGTCGCGCCGGATGGCTGGGTGATTGTTACGCGAACCTTCGTGGCCGTGGGCACCGACGAGAGCTTCACACCAACCGTGATCGAGGTAGTCGTCTCCGGCGTAACCCCGCCCACCCGGTCAGCGAGATACGACTGACTGCCAGGAGCCCCGCCGACGAAGGCGTATTCCTTCGACAGATACGTGGCCGCAAGGTACGAAGGCGGGCTTCCACCGCTCACCACGTCCGCATAGTGCCCAACCACGCCGTCATTGCCGGGGCCGTCGAGCCCGAGGTTCTGAGCAAACAGGGTGTCGCCGAGCGTTAAATAATAGCCGGTTTCGTACTGATCGTAGGCGTAGGCCCAGCCGAATGCCCAATGGATGCCGTTGTTCAAAGTCCGCGCCGCTGACATGTTGGACGGATCAGTGCCATACGAAACGTGACAAGCGGAGGGAGGAGTAGTGCCCGCCCCGGCGTACTTCAGGATTCGCAGACCGCCTTCCGTTGACCCCGCGTAGGTCGTCGCCAGCTTCATATCCGTCTCGGACGCGCACGAGTCCACCGTGTAGCCGCGCCGGAAGCCGCTGCTGTCCTGAATGGCGATAGTGTCCGTGCCGTTGCAGGCGTACTGGCTTTGGAATGCCGTCGCGCTGCCGGTGACTGAGGCGCTGCCGTTCGTCGCTGTGACCGTGCCCGAGCGCTCTGCCGAGTAGTCGGGGCAGAAGGTGAAATGCTTGTCCTCGTAGAACCCGCCGTCGTTGGACAGGTCGATGCCTTCCGCGATGATGTAGTCCACGTAGGCTTTGAGCGAAGCCAGCGCCGTGGGTGAGCCGTTAAGGCGCAGAGCCTGCATGAGCGGGAATCCCTGCCAAGGGAAGTTGCCCGAGCCATAGTAATTTTGGTTTGCACCGAGAGAGAACTTCCATCCCCCGTAATTGGTCTGGTTGGCAATGAAGTAGTCCCGCGCGCTATCGGCGTTTTCCTGCCACGTCGCCCGCGTCGGCCCGTCCGGGTTGAGGATCGCGGCAAGTTGGGTGAAGAGGAACACGTACCCCTGCTCGCGGATCTCCGCAATGTCTGAATCTGGCTGGTAGGGGTAGTAGTTGAACAGGAGGTTCGTGTACGGGACGCTGACGCAATTCATCAACTGCGTCCAAATTTCCGGTCGCCCATCGTTCGCCCGAAGCATCAAGCCCATCACGCCCATCACGCGCGGCGGCAGTTGCCACGTCCCCTGCCCATACTCCCACGCGCGGCATCCATCGATAGGGTACTGCCACCAAGCATCGGCCAGAGAGCGGGCCTGCGTCCGGTAGGTAGTGTCGCCCGTCCGGTAATACAGGCGGTAGAGCGCCGTCACCGCGTCATAGTAGTTCCAGTTATTCGACCCGTTCACCCACCCCGCATTCTCCGCGTTCGTGATGCGCCCGAAGGCCACGCCGGAAGCGTTACTGCTGGCGTCGTAGGCGGGGTAGACCCCCATGCTGGTCCCAGCGCAGGACGTGACCACGTAGGTGCGCCGTCCTGTGGTTCCTCCGCCCCCGTCGATGGGGTAGTGCAGCACGATGTTATCGCTGCCGTCGCAGGCGAACTCGCCCGCGAAGTCGGTGCCGGTGCCAGTCAACGTGCTGGAGCCGTTCGTGACCGCCACGGTGCCAGTGAGGGTTACGTTCCCCTCAAAGGCTGGCCGCGTGGCAATGATGGCATTGGCGACGGCCTGCTCCTTCTGGTCGAACCACGTCCACGGCGCGGCCCCGGAGCGGAGGTTCTGTCCAAGTACCTGGGTGATGGTGGCGTCGGACTGGATGACGACCGAATTGGCATCGGTGGCGACAGACCCCACGGTGTAATCTTCCACGCCGGTCTGCCCGATGCCATCTGTCACGCGGAGGCGCACTGTGATCGTTTGGGCGGTTGGGATGGTGACTGAGGTGGTGGACGCCGTGCGAGTGCTAAAGGTAGGCGCAGAGACTGTCCAAACGGGAGACTGCCAAAAATACGTCAGTGGCGTATCCGTGGTGAGATTGGACGACGAAGCCCCGGACAGAGAGTAGGTCGCCCCTGCCCTAGCCGCTCCGCTGGAGGTGATGATTGCGCTGGGGGCGTAGAGGACAGTGGTGGAGTAGGAGAGTGCCCCGCCCGTCGTGGTGACACTGACGGCGTTCGGGGAGGAGTCGGTCGTGTTTCCCTCTAGTTCGATGTCCACCAGATCCGCGTACCCCAACAGGAGCGCATCCGGCGGGGCGGATGAGCCCTCTGCCACGGTTGTGGACCACCAGCGTGCAAACCCGATCACGCAAGTACATTCGCTGCCGGCACCGTAGTAGGCACCGACGTACTGGGTAGAACCAAACGGCAGGGTGGATACGGCGTTCGTGATGGACGCGCTGGTGTAATCACTCCCATCAGCGTCCCATACCTCCAGCAGACGCACGCCCGTGGAGTAGAATCGCTGGAATCGCACGCGAACGTCGGTCCTGCCAGACAAACTGATATTGACTGTGTCCCCTGCCCCGCTGAAGTCACGGCACCGCAGCGTGACTGATCCGGTAACGAGGTAGCAATGCGGCCCCCCGCTTCCGTTGTTCCCCATCACTCCCTGCACTCCTCCAGCAGAGAATCCGTCCATCCGAAACTCCATCCGGTAGTCCGTCAGACTAACGGTCGGCCCGGTAAGAGACAGGAAATTACCTCCACTGAAGTCTCCGTTCTGCAGTGCAAGCAACGGGATGGACCATAGGGCAAAAATCAGTTTTCGCATAAGCACCTACTGGAGAATGAAGGCGGTTCCGTTGTAGCAGGCAAAGCGTGGTGAGTCCGCTGGAATGTCGCCATTGGATAGAGCCGCGGACGCCTGGTTCAAGATCGACTTCGCCCCTAGAGCATCGACATTGACCGTTGCGGCGCCGGTGTTCACTGTGTCCACATCGAGCAGGACGCAGCCGCCGCGCGTGTAGACGGTAAGATAAGGGGTCAAGCCGCAGGTATAGGTGTCATTTCCGGTCGTGCTTCGGCAGTACGTTGTAGTGCCAGCCTGAGCGATCTGACGAGACATCGTGATGGCGGTATCGATACTCACCTCAGATCCGACAACCGATATCCCCGTGCCAGCCGTGGGATTACTCCCGCTACCGCCATCCCCCTGAACAATGAAGCTCAACCCGTCATAGCACATAGTGATGGGTTTATCCGCCGTGATGTCACCATCCGCGAGCGACCCGCCGGCGCGATTGAGGATTAATTTTGTCCCAAGAGAGTTGACGTTTATCGTTGCGCTTCCGGTGTTTGCCGTGTCAGCGTTCAGCACCAAGCACATGCCTGTCGTGTAGACCGTCAGCGCCGGGGTGACAGACCCGGTGTAAGCGTCGTTGCCTGTAGTCGATCGCACATACAGGAGTGTCCCAGCTTGGACCGTGCTAGCGGCCACCCCGCTCCCACCTCCGCCAATCACCTCCGCCACATAGTCGGTGCCATTGGAGTACACTCGCCAACCTGTTGGCGCCGTTGCTGACCCGGCCGTACCAGTGAGGTTCGCCGCGGCGCCGTTGATATTCTGCCCAGACCTGGCCAGCGTCACAACCCCTGTACCGTAGTTCAAGACCGTGATGCACGCCCCGCTCGCCGGCTGTGACCCGCTCGCCACAAGCGTGATGGTAAACGTTCCGCTCGCCACGATGATCGTCTTGCAGGCCGTGAAGTCGGCCGCCAGCACCTGATAGGTCGACGTCTGCGCGTTGGTTGCAAACTGTCCGACGATCGACGCCGCCGGCAGTCCAGTTGCGTTCGTCAGCACAATGGCCGATGGAGTCCCCAGCGCCGGCGTGACGAGCGTGGGCGACGTGTTGAATACTGCAGAACCAGTACCAGTCTCATCCGTCAGCGCCGTCCGCAGCAACGCCGACGAAGGTGTCGTCAGCCAATCCAGTATTCCGGCCGCCGTCGACAGCGCGCTGATGGCCGTCCCCGTTGAGAGGTAGTACCCCAGACTCCCGGCGCTACCGCTGTTGACCGACCCAGCCGCGTCGTTCAGCCCGTACAACTCCCACCCATACGTCGTCGCCGCGAGGTTTCCGCACACGTAGAAAGTCCGGTACGCCGCGCCACCGTTGGTGCGAGCGTAGACGTTACCAACTTCGTTCGCAGCATCGCAATCCGAGGTCGGCGGCTCGCCGGAGCCGGTGACCACTTTGCGGGCGATGCCGTACTGGGCCATCAGCGGCAACGCGGCGAGGAGGAGGATGATTAGTCGCATAATATTTTACTGGTTGTACAAGTTGCCGGTGGTCGCCCCGGAGATACTAGTGAAGGTCACGTTGCCGGACCCAATCGGGTCGATGAAGATGTTGTTCGTCACGGAGTTCATTCGAGCGAACACGACCGAGCCAGACGACGACACGGACGACACCGTGTTCGCGGTGAACGCAACAGGCGAGGTGCGCTCGGGCGGGTATATGCCAGTCCGCGCACTAAGAGCGAAGGTGTTTCCGCTGAAAGTAATTGAGGTGATGAACGATTCCATGACCATGATAGTGCTCAGTGAGACAGCGTTGCCGGATCGAACGGTAAACAGCGTTCCGGTCGTCGTCGCATTTTTTGATGCGTTGATAAATAGGGCGGCTTCGTTGTCGCTTCTGTCCGGTGCCGATATGGACCCGTTCTGGAAGACTACCGTGTCCTGGAACTCTGGCCATGAGTTGATGAACTGCTGGCCCCGGTTGTTCCTGCACGTCACGCCATCGAACACCAGCCCGGTTGAAAGAGCGTTCTCCTCTGGTGGCTTGCGGAACGGCTCCACGTCGACGCCTGCGCCTGGGGGAGAGTAACCATAGGAGCCCGACGAATAGCCGGTATCCTCGAACCTTGAATCGGACACGAGGCCGGTTACAAGGTGGATCACCGAAAGCCCTTGGCGAGAGTTGTGGTGAGCGTACACCCGCGTCATCGTCATATTCGTGTCGACGACAAGGCTATTTCCGCCGATGGTGAAGCCGTCCGTTTCGTTATGGTGGCTCTCAACGTCGACAATGTAGTAGTCGTGGCAGTCTTGCGTCATGACTCCAGCCGTGTTGCCTTCTGTCACCGTGGCCGAGCGGGTCATGTCCTGCACATTGCCGTTGAGGGTGAACCCTTCCAGCCGGAATCCGGTGGAGTAGCGAAACTCGAAGGGAGCGACGGCGTTGGTGTACGAAAGAGAGTTGACCCCATCGGTTTCATCCACCGGGCGGTTGAACGCTCCGAGCACGCTGACCGTAGCCCCATAGCCGCTGATAGTCACGTTGTCGCAGTTGTCGTAACGGATGTTGGTGATGCCATTTGCTGGCCCGCTGCCAGGGCCTGTCGCGTCGATACGCTTGCGGTTGATGAAGTAGTCTCCGGGAGGGAAGAGTAATCTATACCCAGGCAAAGCGCAGATCGCCGCCGCTGCTGCTTGAAGCGCCACATAGTTGTCCGTCGTGCCGTCGCCCACCGCGCCATACGACAACACGGAGATGGTCGGAATGGCGGCTGCATCTTTGGACACTTTTATCGTTCCGGACAGCTTGAGGTTCCCAGATACCTGAGCGTCAATCGAAACGACAAGTAGGGCCAGGATGAAATGTTTCATAGGAGCGCCACGACGATGAAGTGGGAGACGTACTGGTCTGTGGTAGCCACGGTGCCGAAGTTTCCAGCAGGGTACGACCCAGTGACTGAAACAGATTTGTCGTTGAGGAATAGGTAGTCAGCCGTCAGTCGGGGCGTGAACGAGTTCGCACCTGTCACGGTTTGATTTATGGCTACGTTTAGTCCCACGCCGATCATGAGCGTCCGCGCCGTGGTGGTCGTGACATTCTGCGCTGTTCTGCTTGTAGATGTTGCTGCAATCGCCGAGCAGCTAGCGTCATTACAGGACGTGTTAAGCGCGCCTCCGCTTGTTGCCACACCACTGTAATTCGCAGCGACAATAAAGCGATTAGTGGCTGATCCACCAAAGGTTGCGGTACAGGTGGCGGAGGCGTTGGCGGAGGCATTCTGCTTGATGAAAGTTTTCATCCCAAGGCCAACACCTGAATCAGTTGTACTTTTTACCTCCGTGAGCGTGTCAGCCCCGCATACGATCCCAGAGACTGCAAAGCTGAGGCCAAGGGCCATCACCACGATAAAGTCGCCCGCCGCCACGTTCATTGTTGCTGAGGTGGCAATCGTAGTTCCGCCGCCTGCCCCTGAGTTCGTCCTGATCGACTTAAATGTGGCTGGAGCCGAGGACCGCCGCGACACCCGCAGGATGTCTTGGCCGTAAAGTTGCGACAGAGCGAGGAGGGCGACGGCGAAGCGCATTACTGACACCTCACGTCGACGGTGATGTACTTCGGACCACTGGTTGCGTCTAAGTTAAATCCGAAAATATCCCCCGCCGCCACGCTTGTCGTCCACCCCGTTAACGTAGTTGACGCAATCGCGGTGCCAGTGGAGATGGCAGGTTTGGCGCTCGCAGTGATCGTATTCGCCACCGTGGGCTTCGCGGTGCCGGTCGAGACCTTCCACACGTCTACGGTTGCGGTGCCGCTATCGACCACGACATCCCAGCCACTGATCGTGCAGGCGGCAGGGGCGACGACATAGCCAAGGACTCCAGTAGCCAGCGCTGAGCCAGCCGGATCGCCGACCGCCACGCCATAAGAACGAGTAGGGACAGCCGCAGCAGGGAGCCGATCGACGAAGGACTGCACGACATCGCCAGCGGTGTTGGTGCCATACAGAACGCCCGTGGCAGCGGCGGACGGGAATCGCATTTTATAGGCGGTGACTGAGGTGCCTGCGTACATCTTGATCGAGTTAGTGCCAACGGACGGGGCGGTGCCCTGGCCGTATTCGACGTTACCTGCAACGCTGCCAGTCAAGTTTAAGCCTCCACCACTCGTGATTGCGGCCATCGTCGCGCCGGAAGCGTCCTGCCACTCGTGCAGGTTGGTGGTGCTCTGGCCTGCGCCTGCGCGGACAACGGATTTCGAGACGCCGGTCACGGCCGTTTCGTTGTATAGCGTCATCGTCCCGTCATCTTTAACAGAGAATATCGGCGTGAAATCAAAGCCACCGTATCTAAAGCCAGATCCATAGATCGAGAAAAACTTGCCGACCGCCTCCGCTGTGTCGGATGCAATAAAGCCGGATTCCAGCACGCCACCTCCTGAATCGTAGCTGTACAGTAGTGACTGCGAGTCGCCCGTAACGAGCTTGATCGCGTTCCCGCCTGATATATTTGACGTGCTGTAAGACGCCCCACTAGGGCCAATAGTTCCAAGTGCCGTGACGAACGGTATAGGGCCAGCCGAAGTCAGCGTGGAACCTCCCGACACATCTCCCCCTCCGCCCCCAGACCCAAGCAACTCCCACGCATACGTCGAAACGGCAGTATTCGAGCAGACGTAAAACGTCGTATTCGCCCCAGCGCCATCCTTCCGCGCGTACACCATGCCGACATTGTTGGCGCTGGTACAGTACGCGACGTTCGGCGCCCCATTCCCATTCACCACCTGCGTGGCTGCGCCGAATTGCCCCCACGCCGGGATTGCCAAAAGCAATAGAAACAGTATTCTCATAGTCCCGCCTGCTGTACGATCGCCGCCACGGACCCGGCGCCAGATGCCTGGTTCAAGCGCACCGCGGTGACTGGCGACTCGATCACCACCATATTGCTGGTCGTCGCACCGGTCATCATAGGATGGTCCTTCCAGTTCCCGCCGGCCGGGGTGTACGCAGCCGCCTGGACATTGTCGTTCGTGTACTGCAGGGTATACACCACCGTCCCCGTGACGACCGTATTGATCGTCACGGAGAACGGGCTGACATAACCGCACAAGACAGCGAGCCCAGACACGGACGCACCGCTTGTATTCAGCGTCATTGGTCTTGCCATGGTGGCTCCTATTTCTGAACGTAGTTGATCGTGACCCGGCCGTTCCCAGCCGTCGTAGCGCCAGACACCGTGATCGTCACAACCACCGTCGTGTTCGTTGTGATGTTCGCCATCGCCGTCAACTGCGCCGCCGTATACGTCGGTGCCAGCCGCCCAGCCGAGGCCTTCATGTCCACCCCGCTCACGTACGTCGTGCCGGCCGCAGCCGTACCTGCCGTCAACGTCGCGCTCACCGCCGAGTTGTACGCCACCAGGCTGTCGATCAGAAAGGTGAGAATCTGCGAGTTCGGCGGCAGGTAGAACGTCACATTTACCGCGGTCGTCGAGTTCTGGGTATACGTCCCGGTCTGCGATAGGACGACGTTGCCGAGATTGGCGCCGGCGTTTTCTTTAATGGTGCCGGCTCGTACCGGTCCCGACCAAGTGCTTTGTCCCATGATATTTTCCTTCCGGGGGAATGCCTCGTCCCGTCTCCCGGAACGTCTGCTTCGCAGTCTGAACGAGGGCTATAGTTGGTTGAAACAAAGGGGCGGTTGCCCGCCCCTTATGACTTCAGGCTGTCTGTTTCTACGAACTGCCGGGGCTGCCCCACATTCCAAGCGGATTCGACCACCCGAAACTGTAGCGCTCGCGGCCTTTGAACTTCATGTTGCCCGTGTCGAAGTCGCCGTCCTTGTCGAACGACAGCGAGACGCGGTTGAAATGCTTCAGGCCGTTGGGCGCGTTGGTCTTGACGTACCAGGCGTTGGTGTCGAGCAGGAAGGGATTCATGGTGAAGCCCTTCGAGAAGATGCCCATTTCCTTCAACGCATTGATGTCGTTGTCGGAGGTCCCAACACGGAGTACGGTGCTCATCAGCCGGGTGGCCGTGAACATGTAGTCCGGAGGAATGACCAATTTCTCGGGCTGGTAGTTGACCAGCATGCCGCGGGAATCGGTCCAGCGAGCCATCTGGATGCGCATGGCTTCGATGGCCGTCTCGTTGAGGTCGACGCCGGTGGTGGGCCGGTTGGAGATCGTCGAGCCGTTGACGAGGGGGTGGCTGGTGGAGAACAGCGGAACGCCGTCACCGCCGTTGTAGCCGGACGTGAAGCCGTTGTTGAGGATGGCGGCTCCGGTGACTTCCTTGGTGTACTTGAAGCTGTAGGCGAGGGACTTGGTGTTCTGCTTCGCCGTCTTCATGTACAGGTTGTCTTCCATCGCCTCTTCGGTGATGGAGAACGCCAGGGCCACCGTCTGGTGGACGTAGCGCGAGATGTAGAACTCGCTCGACGTGTCGTAGGTGACGGCCGAACCTTCGGTCTTGACGTTGGCCGGCCCGAGGCCGACGACGTTCAAGTCCTCTTCGAAGGACCGATCGGAGGATTCGGTTTCGAAAATCTCCGGCCACATGTCAGGGTAACGCTTGAGTTCCTGGCCCCAGACGACTTTCAGCCCTGGTACCAGTTCGCGTTGAATTTGTGCGCGTGTAATGACTGCCATGGTGTCTCCTTATACCCCCAGGATGTTGGTCAGCGCGTGGACGTTCTGGTTCCACACGACGATCAAATCCACGTAAGTCGCGGCCGGCGTCCCGGTGCCGGAGACAGAATCAGGCGAGAAGCGCTTGATCGTGACAGCCAGCGTGTTGGTGGTGTTGATGGTGGAGGCGTCGAGGTAGACGGTGCTCTTGCCGGTCGTGGTGCTGCCGCCGAAGTTGCCGAGGGCGGCTTTCTTGCCGAGCGCGGTGGCGGCCACGGTCGCCGAGGACTGCACCTTCATCTCCATGTACGGGTCATCGTAGATGTAGAGCGTGATGGGTCCATAGGACGAGTACGCGGTGTAGCCGGCGGCCGGGAATGTGTTGCTGTTGACGAAACCCTGACCGCTGGGGCCAGTGTAATAGGAGCAACCGGCGAAGATACCCCAAGGGGTGTTGCCGTTGCGAGTCGTGGTCGGGGTCGCGGCCACCGGAGTCAGGACGCCGGCGCCCATGTTAACGACGTCACCCTCGAAAAACGCAGTGGCGGTGTTGGTCGTCAGAATGTAGCCGTTGGCCACACCCTTTGGCGTACCACCGGCCATGTCCATCGGGATGAGCCCGTACGGAGCTGCTGTGCTTGGCATAGTAGATTCCTCTTTTTGTTAGCCCTGTGGGCAGCGATTTCAGCCGAACTGGGTAGGACGCGCGTGACTCGTGGTGGTGCGAATGTCCTGATCCAGCTTGGTCGACTCGTTGTCGAACTGGGCGCTGTTTTTTTCTTTTACCCCAGTCACCTGATTCTTCACCTGCTGGTCGTAGTAGGCAGCGCGAGCCTCGGCGCGTTCGCGAGGCATGCGAGCCAGTACGAGGCCGCCGATGGTGATCTTGCCAGTCTTGTTGTCGGCCAACGATTTGACGGATCCAGGGTTCGACAACACCCGGTCACGTTCTTCGTAGGGAACAATCTGCCACTCATCTTCCAGGCGGTTTCGCAGGTTCGGGTCAGGGAGCCCAACTATGCTCTCGGACAGCCATCGGTAGACCCAGTCGGGACTCTCAATGGGAGTCGGCAGCGTAGAGGGGGGTTGATAGACGTAGCCGCGAGTTTGAGTCTCGCGAGATTCTGTGATCCGAGGTGCGCGCATATTCACGTTAGCCATTGTTCTTCTCCGATTGAAGTTGTTTCCAGTAGGCAACTGGAGAGATGCCTAACGCCTTTGCGACAGAGACCTGGGACGCAGTCAAAGTCATCTTTCCGTTCGAGGGGCGCGTACCGTTGGTGCGCGTGGCGCCGAGTACCGGCGATGCAGCCCTGCGGGCTGGAGCAGCGGGCGGCTGGCCGCTGGATTGTGCCGCGTCGGAAAATCTGTCCGGGAACGCCTTGCGGAGTTCCGCGTCAAGAGCATCGTAACATTTTTTCGTGCCCGGCTGGAAACCACGCTGGGCAAGAGCACTTTCCATGGCGACAGCAAACTGGCGCATGTCGGCGTGCTCTTCGGTGGCGAACCACTCGTTCGATTCCGCCCACTCCATCGTTTCAGCGTTGGGCTCGGCGACGGCGCCGGCATTGTAGTTGGTCGTGAAGTCCGGGACTTCCGGGATCGGCTGCGCAGTGGGGGCCCACCGCTCGATCTCGCTTTTCTCGGACGTCAGCTTGGCGATGGCGGCGTTGACGTCGGCTTCCTTCGCGGCGTCGTTCAGTTCCCGTGCCGTGACGAACTCGCCCTTGTTGGTGCGGATCTCGGCTTCACGGCGGGCTGCGGCTTCTCGCTGCCAGGCGGTCTGCGCTTTAAGTCGCTCGGCCTGTTCAAACTTCAACTGGGCGTGAGCGCGCTTGGCAAACTCAATGGCTTCGTTCTTCTCACGCTGCGTCTCGCCCAAGGCGCGGATGGCTTCGGACCGCTGGCGCGTTAGGCGGTTGATGGACTTGCGGATATTGGCGCTGGGCTCCTCTTCAGGAGTCAGCTTGGCGGGGTGTTGTTTTTCGCCATCCGGAGCGTCATCAATGATCTCTACTTCTTCCGCTTCTCCGCCGGTTTCTTCTTGTACTTCAATCGCTTCCAGTTCCTCCGGCATTACAGGTACCTCCGAACTACAACGCCATCAGGCACGATGCCCTTCACGTCATCGTCGAAGATGAACCGGTAGTCGTCTTCGGATCCGCCCACCTTCAACTTGCTCCCCACGTAGGAGCCGATGAACACGGTGTCGCCGACCTTGCACCGGGAACCGGTCGGGAACTTGTTGGGGTCACTGTAGGCCTCTGGACCCATGGCGAGGATGGTGCCAACTGGGTTGGCAAGTTTTTCCTCTGCGACGGTTGACTCAGGGAAGTGCATCCCGTTCTTTGAAGTTGGCACTTCGGCCATGCGGATCAATAGAAAGAACCCTGCCGGGGTGGGCAGGATCGGGTCAGTAGCAACCACTTCTGGTTGGATAATCATTCACGCTCCTATGCGACGGAATCTTGCGTCCCATCGATTTCATCCTGAGCCTTTAACTGCTCAAGGAAGACTTGCTCAGCCATCCGCAGGCCAAAGATCTCACCGCAGCACCTGGTGTACTGCTCAAAACTCGTGCATTGCCCGGTTCCAACGAAGTCGACTTTATCGTCGATGCTCTCGCGCAGTGCCTTGAGGTACTTCTGGGCGATACTCACGCTGTTCTCCAAACTCGGAACCGTTTCCCGGATGCTCTGACGTCGCCCTTGAATCCACATTTTTCCATGGCCTTTAGTGGCTCACGGTAGTCCTCGTCTTGCTTGGTCAGAAACGAGTCGCCAACGGCCATTGTCTTAACTACCTGATCCCATACAGCCATCCGCACTTCCACTGGAGGAGGCGGCAGTGGGACGTTCTTCTCAATAGGGTAGTCGGCTGGGTTCATCAGGCTCATTCTCCATCTGCTCAATGCGAGCCAGGATCTCGGCCACTTGGGCCTTCATCTTCTGGATTTCAGCTTCGTCCTTCGGCTTGTTGAGTTTCGCTTCCGCCAGGAACTGGGTGCCTCGGTCAAGAGCAGCCTCGGCGGCCATGCGCTCAGCCGACGCGATCCGCTCCCGCTCGGTCTTCGTCGTTTCCTGCAGGCGCATGAGCTCCAACTGCGCCTTGCTCTGGTCGGCCATCTTCTTCCGCTCGATCTCAGCGGCGCCCTGCCGAACCTCTTCCATCTGCATCTGGAACACTGGGTCGGCGGCTTGCTGCTGGGCCTTCTGCTGGGCGGCTTGCTGCTGGTCTTTCGCGAGTAGCCGGCGAGCGGCCTCCGCGACGGAGACAGAAAGATGAGTCTGGACGTCTTCAGGGATCTCCTGATCCAACCCGGGAAGCGGTACGCCCAACTCCTGCTCGATATCGTTCCGCCACTGGTAAGCGAAGTGTTCGGCTTTGGCCGCCTGCGCCGCGGCAAAGATCGCCGACGCCTGCGGGTTCTGGCCAAGCGCCGCCGCAGTCTGCGGGTCTTGCATCCAAGAATCGATGACCTGGATGTACGCCTTGTGGTCCTGCCACGGGAAGGCCTTGACCGGCTTCCCTGTGGTGATCGCCATGATTGTCGCCACTGGGTCCATCGGCTTGACGTTCGACTTGTCCGGAATGATGGAGTTGACGTCCTTGACGCCGGCGACCGTCAATACCTGCCGATGCAACACAGGCAGGTCGTAAATCTGAGGCGCCTGCTGTGAAAGCTGGACGGCCATCTGGTATTGCACCAGTCGCTGGCTCATCGTCGCGGCGTTCGGGTCGCTTACCGGGATGACATCAATGCGCCCATCGAAGTCCGACGCCAGTAGTTTACGGCTCTGTCCGCCGGCGTCGTACGGGTAATCGTCGACGAGCGATCCCTTGATGACGCGAACCAGGATCCGGAACTCCACGCGCATGGAGGCGTGGCAACGAGCCTGAATAGCGCTCATCACCTTCATCGCCTTTTCCATGGCGAGGAGCGTGGTTCCCACCGGCGCCTGCGAGCTCACATCGCCAATCTCGGCGTCGGCGATCGAGGCGAGGCGGCGTCCGTCCTCCACGATGATTCCAAGGAGTTGCAGTAGGACCGCTGACGGCTCCTTGTATGGGAACGCGAAGAATGAGTCGGAGAGTTTGCCCTGAGAGACGCTGACCTTTTTCCATTCACCTGGGCGGTGCGGTGAGTCGTCTCCCTTAACTCGTAGTCCGTTGGAGATGAACCCGCCAGGCAAGTTCGCGAGGATGCCGGCGTTGATCAGTTGGCGCTGGATGGAGGTGGCGGCGTAGGCCGATCCGCCGACGAGGTGGAGCAGGCCGAACCCGTACGGGCCGAACCCTGGGATGAAGTCGTAGGCGGCGTAGTGAAGCAGCTTCTTCTTGTTGGTGTCGCCTTCTACCCAGTTCCTGCGGATCGCCAGCGTCGTTCCGGATTCGTCGATCGTGACGACATAGGGTAGGCCGACACCATCTTCACTCTCGTGGCCGAGCAGGTCCATGACGCAATGCGACTCGTACAGCATGACGTCATCACGATCAATGACTGGCTCATCCTGCTGGGACAGCTTGTCGACTTCTTCCTGAAGATCGTTGTTGATCATCGGGGTGTCGTCAACGCGAACGTCACGGTAGACGCCGGCGGCCTGCAACTTGCGGAGTTCGTTCTTCGAGATCCGGATGCGCTCGGTGTAGCGCTGCGCCGTCGACAGACTCGTGGCGCCGTACGGCAGGATGAAATCCTGGGCCGTGACGTAGCGCGCAGTCGGCTGCTTTAGGATCGGGTCTTCGTAAACTTTGCGGTACGCCGATCCGAAGATCGCCAGCCCGAACAGTAATTTCTCGGTTTCCGAGCGGTAGTCCTCGATCTTTTCCGTGAGGAGGTAGTTCAGGTACCCCTTCTCGCGATCGGACTGCTCCTGCTTTTCCTTGGTGATCTCGCCGACGATGCACGTCTTGACCGGGCCCTCGGCCGGAAAGATCTCCATGATGGCGTTGGACTGGAACCGGATAGCCGCCTCGGCGATGAGGGTATGCTGCAGGTCACAGGCGTTCGGCCACGGCTCGTTGACTACCTCTCGCTCGACACCGAGCAGTTTCAGTCGATCTTCGATGATGTCTTCCCACGGTTTGCGGGACTGGATGTCCGATTGAATGTCCTGCAGCAATTCGCTGCCGATCAGGTTCAACTGAGACGGATCTATGAACTCGGCCAGGTTAGAGTCATGCTCCTCAACTGGAGCATCTGGGCTTTCAACAACACCAATCTCAATAGATCCGTCTTCGAGCGTGGTGATCGTTCCTTCCGGCGTCACCTCCACGTTCATGATTGGCATATCGCCAAGTTCGACGGTTTCGTCTCCGATACCCTCAAACGGATCTATTGGGTCTTGGTAGCGATCTGGCATTTATCCCTTGATGTCGAGCAACAGGCCGTCCGGATTGCCGGCGATACCCGGGATGCCGAAATACTTGCGGACAGCCAGCGCGACGTTGATGCACTTGTCGTCGCCCTCGTACTGGCCATCTCCCTCCACCTTCGGCCCTTCAAAGTACATGAAGAGGTGGATCTTCTTGTCGGTCGGGAAGCCGTCTGCCAACAGTTCGGCCACCGGTACGCCGTGAGCCGCGACCGTCTGCATCCCGCTCGGAATGGCGATGAGGCTGGGCGACGGCGGAGCAAACTGGCCGGCGATCAACTTGTCAACGTAGGGGATGAACGCCTTTCCCTGGTCGATGCTCGCGAGTTCGTTTGGGGTGATCGACGTGAACAGGTTGGCGTATTTTTCCAGCGCATCAACGGACGGCGCGGATAGGATATCGGCGAAGATGTTCTTTTTCGGGGCGTCTTGAGGGGTGCTCATGAATTCAGCATATAACGAAAACTTATTCTGCGCTGGCTCTCAATAATATTTGCGCGCAACCGGCTCAGATTCTTCCTCATCCTCGTCGATCATTGTGGACGCGAACCCGCCCATCCGGAAGCGGAGGAGCGCCTGAGTCGCCGAATCGACGTAGTCATCATGCTCGCCGTTCGGGAATAGGGCGAACTCCTCCATCACGTCTTCTGCCCATGACCGCGGCGGGACGTAGACGAACCCACTGGCGAACAGATCCGAGATCGCATTGACGCGGGCCACCTTATCGCCGCTGCGGGACGTCGGCGTGTAGTCGCTGACCGGGATACCAGCCTTCCGCATTTCGCTGATCAGCGGGAGCCCGGCCGCCTTCGCTTCGATGATGCAGATGTCAGGCTGATGTTTTTCGTATTGTTCTACTGCATACTTCTTGAGGTCTTGGAACTCACATTTCCAGCGTGCCGCCTCCAGCAAGATCAGCTTGTAGACGGTCTTCTCTTTCCCTTTGCGGTCCTTGGCACCCTCTTGGAACACTCCCCAGGTCGTGCAGGCCGAGTAGTCGCTTCTGGTTTTGGCGGTGTACGCGGTGTCCCACGACTGGATAATGAACTCGCAATCCGGCGGCTTCTTGTCGTGGTCGATCGCTCCCTTGAGTTCGAATCCGTTCTCTCCGATGGTGATCTTCTGCCCCCATATCCGCCAGAACTCACGCTTGATGATCGCCGACTCATCGGATTTCGGGTCCTGCATATACTGGGCGTTCCATTTCCAGGCAGGAAGCGTCTCCTTCAACTTCATCAACTCTTCGACCGACCACCGCTGCGGCCACAGAGACTGCATGACGGGCTGGCCCTCGGCATCGATGACCGGCTTATCGTCGTCGCCAGTCTTTTCCAGTAGCGCGGGGAGTTCTATGATCTCCCACTGGTCGCCCTTGGACCGCATCTTCATGTCGTCCATTAGGCGCCCGACGAGGTCGAAAGGGGCCCATCGCTGCATGACGATCAGGATGGCGGCGTTTGGCTCAAGCCGGCCGCGGATTGACGTGAACCAGTTGTAAACTTTTTCGAAGTCTTCTTTTGACGGCATCGTATTTGCCGATCCCTGGCCGACGATGCTCTGTTCCGAGTGGGGATCGTCGATGATCAGGAGGTTCGCGCCGCGTCCGACGACCGTGCCGCCGGCGCCGACCGAGAAGTAGATTCCGCCCTTGTTGGTTCTCCAATCACCCTTTGCCGACGAGTCAGCCGCGAGGAATACCCCAGGAAAAACCTTCTTGTAGTCCTCAGACGCGATCAGGTTCCGGATCTTGCCGCCAAACGTCTGCGCCAGCGACTTGACGTTTGATGCTTGGATGATCTGTTTTTCTGGATGCTTGCCTATCCACCACGCCGGGAACAGGTAGCTCAACCGCTCCGACTTACCGAAGCGCGGTGGCAGGCACACGATCGACCGAACCGGTTCACCGGCGTCGATGCGATGGAAGAGATTCGTCATCACCTCGAAGTGGGCACCGGGCAGATTACCGGGCCACATCTCGTCCACGAAGGCGTCGAAGTTCAGCCGGCACTTGTCGCGGACCCGGATCTCTTCCAGCCGCGCCAACTTCGCGAACACCTCGCGCCGCTTGTCGTCTGGCAGGCCCATCACCGCCGCCTCGAAGGCTTTGGCACCGATTCGTTCCCGAATCAGGCGGGCGATCTCGTCCATCTGCGCCATCGACTGCCGGGCGCGAGCGTCGGGGTCGATGGGTGCTTTTATTTTCCGGGGGCGTGCCACTATAAGCTATTGTAATCTTGAGAGGGGTTTGTATATGGCGACATCTGGGACGGCAGTGTGGAATCCGAATATCCTTGAGATCGTCGAGGAGGCCTACGAGCGCAATGGCATCGAGATGCGCACCGGCTACGAAATGGTCACCGCGCGCCGTAGCCTGAACTACCTCTTCTCCGAATGGGCCAACCGCGGAATCAACATGTGGACGCTGGAGCCAGACACGTTGACGTTGGTGGCAAATCAAACCACCCCGTACGACCTTCCGGCAGACACCGTCGACATCATGGACGCCTCTATTCGCACGAACTCTGGCAATTCAACCTCGCAAAACGACCTCACGATCACGCGGATTAGCTTCGACACCTACCAGACGCTGCCAAACAAGCTCTCCACCGGGCGCCCGACGCAATACATGATCCAGCGCACGGCGACTCCAAAGTTGTACCTGTGGTTGTGGGCCGATGGCACGCAGGACTACACCCTCTACTACTGGCGAATGCGCCGAATTCAGGACGCAGGGTCGAGCGCGGCGCTCACGGCCGATGTCCCGTTCAGGTTTCTCGCGGCTCTCACCAG